AAAAAAGCACAAGTTGGACACGTAATTATTACCGTGGCAAAATCCCTACAACAAAAAGAAATGAAACTAGCAACAATAGCAATTACTAAATCTCGTATTGGTGATGATGGGGTTGTGTTTGAAAATTGTAAATTTGATAATGGAATGTTAGAGATTGATACCGAAAGTTCGGTTACATTCTTAGGACTAGAGGGACAACAAGAAGAGAGAAACCGTCAACGAGTTAAAGACTTGTTAGACAAAAGAAAAGAAAAACAACAAACACAAAACTAAAAAAAAACATGGAAAAAATTTTAATAGAGAATCCAAATAGATTCGTTATTTTCCCAATCGAGCACAATGATATTTGGGAATATTACAAACAACATCAAGCGGCTTTCTGGACTGCGGAAGAGGTTGATTTATCAAATGATATTAGAGATTGGGAAAACTTATCAGATAATGAGAGATTTTTCGTAAAAAACGTCTTATCATTCTTTGCGGCATCCGATGGTATTGTTAATGAAAATTTGGCAGAAAACTTCTTAAAAGAAGTCCAATACCCTGAAGCAAAATTCTTTTACGGATTTCAGTTAATGGCAGAAAATATTCACTCTTTAATGTATTCATTACTTATTGATACCTATGTGTCAAACCCACAAGAAAAAGATGAATGCTTTCACGCTATTGATAGATTACCTGCGGTACAAAAAAAGGCAAAATGGGCTTTAAATTGGATAGAGAACTCAACATTTGAAGAAAGATTAATTGCTTTTGCGGCGGTTGAAGGTATCTTTTTTTCAGGTTCGTTCTGTGCTATTTTTTGGTTAAAGTCTCGAGGTATTTTACAAGGACTATGTAATGCAAACACTTTGATTTTCAAAGATGAGAACTTACACTGTGACTTTGCAATTCATTTATTAAATAATCACATTGAAAACAAACCAAGTGAGAAAAGAATTAGAGAAATTTTATTATCCGCATTAGAGATTGAAAAAGAATTCATTATTGAGTCATTACCAATATCTTTAATTGGGATGAATTCAAATTTAATGAAACAATATCTTGAATTTGTTACTGATGGTTTATTACTTAAACTTGGATGTAAAAAAGAATTTAATGTGGACCAACCATTTAAATTTATGGAACAAATTGCGGTAGAAACAAAAGGTAATTTTTTTGAATCAAGGACTATGGAATACCAAAAAGCTAAATTGAACGAAACATTGTCATTTACGGATGATTTTTAAATAAAAATATATGATGTCATTAAAAATTAAAAAAAGAGGGGGCGATGAGGTGTCCTTTAATCCTCAGAAAATTTATCAGAGAGTTAAGAAAGCCGCTAAAGGATTAAATGTTAATTCTGATGAAATTTTTATTAAAGTTATTACTTCGGTACCTACCGAGGGTAGTATAACAACAAAAGAGTTAGATAAGTTAGTGTACGAAATTGCGGCGGCATATACTGGTAGTCATCACGATTATTCAAGATTAGCTTCATCAGTTGCAATATCTTCATATCACAAAGAAACTAATCATAGTTTTAGTGAAACAATGACAGAATTGTACAATAATGGTATTGTTAATGAGATATTAATGAAAACTATTGAAAAATATGGTTCAGAAAATATTGATAAAATAATTAATCATGAGAATGATTATAATTTTGATTATTTTGCTTGGCGCTCATTACAAGAAATGTATTTGTTAAAGTTATCTAGTGGTAAGGTTATTGAAAGACCACAACACATGTATATGAGAGTTGCCTTATGGGTGACTAAAACATTTGAAGAGGCAGTTGAATATTACAATTCATTATCAAATCAATTGATTTCACCAGCAACACCTATCATGATTAATGCGGGGACAAAGACACCTCAGTTAGCGTCATGTGTATTACATTACAATAATTCCGATTCCCGCAAAGGTTTATTAGGGACATTGAGTGACATTTCAACGTACTCCTCTGACGCGGCAGGTATCGGACTTTCAATGTCAAATATTAGAAGTAAAGAAAGTAGAATTTCAAGTTCAGGAGGATTTGCGGGTGGACTTTTAAAATATTTAAAAATAGTTAATGAGTCACTTAGATTCTTTAACCAACAAGGTCGTAGACCAGGTAGTGCTGCTATCTATATTGAACCTTGGCATAAAGATATTATTGATTTATTAGAGATTAAGAAAAATACAGGTTCGGAAGAAATGAGAGCTCGTGATTTATTTACCGCACTTTGGATTCCTGATAATTTCATGCGAGCGGTTGAAAATAATGATGATTGGTATTTATTCTGCCCTAACGACATTATCTCAAATAATATTAAACCATTACAAGAGTGTTATGGAAATGAGTACGAAGAAAATTATAAATTAGCTGTCAGCAAAGGTCTTGGTAAAAAAGTTAAGGCTCAAGATATTTGGAATAAAATTATTGAATCTCAGATTGAAACTGGAGTCCCTTATTTATGTTCTAAAGATAATGCGAATAAGAAAACAAATCACCAAAATATTGGTGTAATTAAACAATCTAATTTGTGTAACGAGATTTATCAATTTACTGATGAGAATACTACCGCAATTTGTACCTTGTCTTCTATGGTTTTAAAGAACTTCATTATTGACGGTAAATTTGACTTTAGATTATTATACAGTGAGGTTAGAAAAGTTGTTAGAGCTTTAAATAAAGTTGTTGATATTAATAGCTACTCCACTGAAAAAGGACGTAAAGGTGGTCTTGAACAAAGAGCAATTGCGATTGGAACTCAAGGTCTTGCGGATGTCTTTTATCTAATGGATTATATTTTTACTTCTGAAGAAGCAAAGTCATTGAATAAAGATATTTTTGAAACTATCTATTATGCGGCTATCAGCGAAAGTAATGAATTATGTAGAACTGAAGAATACCAACCATACAAATTCTTTGAGGGGTCACCAATGTCTAAAGGAGAATTCCAATTTGATATGTGGGGATTAAAAAAAGAAGGTTTATCGGGTTATTGGGATTGGGACACGTTAAAAGAAGACGTTAAAAAATATGGGGTATGTAACTCTTTATTTACGGCACAAATGCCTGTTGCGTCTTCAGCTAAAATCACTGGGTCTTTTGAAATGACAGAACCGGCTCACTCAGCTTTGTTTAATAGACGTGTTGTTGGTGGAGAAATTTTGATTGTAAATAAATATTTAATCAATGATTTTGAAAAAATTGGTATTTGGTCTGAGGATTTAAAAAATGAAATAATTATGAATGAAGGTTCAGTTCAAGGGATTAACTTTAACCATTATTTAGACCCTGAAGACAAAAATTACAATAAAAAAGTTAAACGTATTGAACATCTACTTCCTAAGTACAAAACTATATGGGAAATTTCCCAAAGAGATTTGATTGATATGGCTGCGGATAGAGGTCCTTTTATTGACCAATCACAATCAATGAATATCTACATGTCAGCACCAACATTACCTAAAATTTCTTCGGCACATTTTCATGGATGGAGACAAGGATTAAAAACTCTTTGTTATTATGTTAGAACTAAGGCGATTTCTACAGGAGCAAAACATTTAGCTATGGACATCTCTAAAGTTGAAAAACCAAAGATTGAAAAACAAATACCAAAATTGGATGTTATACCTTTTGACCCAACAATTAAACCAAAGGATTCAGAATTTGAATGTTTTGGATGTGGGTCTTAATATAAAATAGAAAATTACAACATTAATCACGGCAAACTGTCGTGATTTTTTATTTTACTCTATTTATAAGAAATAATCACGACACTATATTTATTGATATGGCAAATGGAACTACATATGGGATTAATTTTCCTTTTAGAGATTCTTATGATGGTAAGTATTTAGACCTTTCTGAGGTAAATGATGAAGAAATCAGAACTGATTTAATTCATCTTTTATTGACTAGAAAAGGTACTCGATATTATTTACCTGATTTTGGTACAAGACTATATGAGTTTATATTTGAACCTTTAGATGGACCTACGTTTTCAGAAATTGAAGCGGAGATTAGAGCCTCTGTTGAAGAGTATATTCCAGGAATAACAATTACTAAGATTGACATAAGTGCGGCTTCCGAAGGGGAGGAAAATAAAGGTACTTATATAAACGACAACGACGAAAGAGTTTACCGAGTTTCTGATATTGGAACTTTAGAACATACTGCAAGAGTTAAAATTGATTACATCATTACTAATGATGCTTTTAACAATTCAGATTTTGTAATTATAAATATTTAATGATATATGGCTAACAAGAAAATATCATACACAACTAGAGACTTCCAATCAATTAGAACTGAGTTAATAAATTTTACAAGAACTTATTATCCTGACACTATTGATAACTTTAACGACGCCTCAGTTTTTTCAGTATTGTTGGACTTAAACGCAGCTGTAACTGACAACTTACAATTTAACATTGATAGAAGTGTTCAGGAAACTGTATTACAATATGCACAACAAAGGTCATCAATTTTTAATATTGCAAGAACTTACGGATTAAAAGTTCCTGGGCTTAGACCGTCAGTCTCATTAGTTGACTTTTCAATTACGGTACCCGCATTTGGGGATAAGGAAGATTTAAGATACTGTGGTATCTTAAGAAGAGGTTCCCAAGCTAATGGTGCTGGTCAAGTTTTTGAAACAATTTACGATATTGACTTTACATCAGCAATAAACGCCGAAGGTTATCCTAATAGATTAAAAATACCTAATTTTGATTCTAATAATAAATTAATTAATTATACCATTGTTAAAAGAGAAACTGTTGTTAATGGTATTACAAAAGTTTTTAAAAGAGTTATAACATCGTCTGATGTTAAACCATTTTTAGAAATATTTTTACCTGAAAAAAATGTATTAGGGGTTACAAGTGTTTTATTAAAAGATGGCACGCAATACGCTAATATTCCTACTACCCAAGAATTTTTAGGTTCCAACAATAGATGGTATGAAGTTAAAGCGTTAGTTGAAGATAGAGTATTTATTGAAGACCCAACAAAAGTTTCTGATAATCCGGGAATTAAAGTGGGTAAGTACGTCCAAACAAATGATAAATTTATTACTGAGTACACACCTGAAGGATTTTTTAAAATGACAGATGGTGGTGGTAGTCAATCTGCGGATGAACAATTAAGGGAGTTT